GCAATGGCTCGCTGGAGCAGTAAACATAAGGAAATTGATGCGAACGCAATGCCAACGCAATCCGAAGGCAATGCTAACCATAAACCAATAACCAATAACCATAAACCAATAACCAATATAAAAACAATACAAGCACCTGAAGGTGTATCAGTTGAAGTCTGGAATGATTTTGTTTTGCAAAGAAAGAAATCAAGGGCTGTAATTTCTGAGAATGTAATCAAAACCATTGCAAAAGAAGCTCAAAAAGCTAACTGGACCTTAGAGCAAGCATTGGCTGAATGTTCTGCAAGAGGCTGGAGAGGCTTTAAAGCGGAATGGGTTATTGAGAAACAAACGCAAGAAAACAAAAATTCAACTGTTTTGCAAGGTTTAACAAGAGGTTTAATCGGAGGAAAAAACAATGTCGGTTTACTTGGAAAGTGATTTCACGACTGCTGATAACGGCATGGATTATATTTTTGGCAAGATGGGCGCAATTTATGGGGCTTCTTTTGCTAGGCATTGGGATGGAGTTGATTTGAGTTTGGTTAGGCAGACTTGGAAGGAAATGCTAGGGGTATATGCCACCTACAAGCCTACATTGGACTTTGCCCTTAACTCAATGAATCAATCATTTGTACCATCTGCAATCGCTTTTAAAGATTTATGTAGCCAGGCTGGAAGGATTCCAGTTAAGCCAGAAAGAACTTTGACTCATCAAAAAACTAGAGAAGAAGTATTTCAAGCAAGTATTGAAAAACAAAAAGCACTAGAAAAAATTAAAGAATTTACTCAAGGAATTGTTAAATGAAGGTTCTTGTTGCTTGTGAATTTAGCGGAACTGTCAGAGATGCCTTTATTGGGGGGGGCATGAAGCCATGAGTTGTGATTTAGAGCCTACTGAAGTTGCTGGGCCTCATTACCAAGGTGATGTTATGGACATAATTAATGATGGCTGGGATTTAATGATTGCCCATCCACCATGTACTCATTTGGCGGTTAGTGGAGCTAGACATTTTGCAAAAAAACAAGCTGATGGTCGACAACAGCAAGGTATTGATTTTTTTATGGCTTTGACTAATTCAAATATTCCTAAATATGCAATAGAAAACCCAATAGGAATTATGAGCAATTTATGGAGAAAACCTGACCAAATTATTAATCCTTGGGAATATGGTCATAAAGCAACAAAAGCTACTTGTCTTTGGATTAAAGGTCTGCCTTTGCTTAAACCCACAAATATTGTAGAAAAAGGTGATGTTTGGGTAGCAAAAAGCGGAAAGCGCATGAGTCAATGGTATTACGACAGTTCCTGTTTACCACCGAAAGAAAGAGAAAAAATGAGAAATAAGACTTTTAAAGGGATTGCAGATGCTATGGCTAATCAATGGGGTAATGATGAAATTAAAGGACAGTTGGAATTATTGTGAAAATTTTGCCTATTAAAAATGAAGAAACTTACCCTTGGTTATTGCAAAAGCACTATGCCAAAAGAATTCCTCAAATAATGTTTGCTTTTGGTCTTTATGAAGAAAATCAACTTGTAGGAGTTGTAACTTATGGAATACCAGCTTCTCCTGCGCTTTGTATGGGAATTTGCGGAAAAGAGTATTCAGACAAAGTATTGGAATTAAATAGGGTTTGTTTGCTTAACAATAACAAAAATCAAGCTAGTTTTCTTGTTGCCAACTCCATAAAATTATTGCCAAAACCTACCATAGTTGTGTCCTATGCAGATTCTGGCAAAGGTCATGTTGGCTATGTTTATCAAGCTACTAATTTTTTATTTACTGGAACAACTAAAGAAAGAACTGATATGAGTTCTGGAGATGGAAAGCATAGCCGTCATGCTACAGACCCATCAATTCGCCAATTTAGAAGCGCAAAGCATCGCTATATTTATTTTCATGGCAATAAAACTCAAAAAAAAGCTATGGGTAAATTATTGAAATATGGCATTAAACCTTATCCAAAGGGAGATTCACAAAAATATGATTCTGGGACATTAGTAGAAACTCAGGGGATTTTGTTTGGATGAGGAGAGGTATCGGCATCAATGCGCTGTTCGCCAACTCATTATGTGGCGCAGACAATGGGGTTTAAAAGCTTTTAGGGAATATATGCACAAGCATAAGTTGAATTGGCAGTTGGTAAGGGATTTTGAGGAGCAATGGGTTAGAGGTAATAGGGCTGATAAAAAAGGAGAATGGAAATAATGAATCTTGAGCAATTAAATGAAAACAGAGTAGAACAAGCCCTTACTAGACTTGCTAGTACCGATAACCAACACGCAGAGTTAGCAGGTCAGGTTAAATACCTTGAGGAAGCCATTAAACAGGCTAAGAGCCATTCTTTTCTACTATCTGATGGCACAGTAGCCGAAAGAGAAGCAAAGGCGCTATCAAGCGTTAAATACGCTGATGCAGTCAAAATGCACATAGATGCTTATGTTCAATTTAAGACGATTGACAATGAGCGTAACCATGAATTAAGAATTATTGAAATATGGCGTACTTTATCTTCTAATCGCAGACAAGGAAATATGTAAATGAAAGACTTTAGCGTACCTTATTTAGCAGCAAAACGCCTTTTAGATGATTATTACAAGGCTTCTATTCAACAAGATAAAGCAAAGGCTTATCAAATTGCCAATGATTTAGTAGAAATGGCATTAAAACTAGAGGATATAGCTCATGCTAATGCGTAATATATTTGCAACGCATACAGATTATGGTGATTTTAAAGGCTTAATTGCTGAAAACCCTCATTTTGTTCCTAGTAATGTAGACGGAATATGTGAACGCAAAGGCAAATTTTTAGTAATGGAATGGAAACGACCTGGCGAAGCTGTCAGCAAAGGTCAAGAGTATTTAATAAAAGCATTAGCAAAACAGCCTAATTTCATTGTTATCATCATTTATGGCGATACAGACGATGAAACAGTAGTTCATAAGTATTACTTGGTAAACCAAGATGGTTCTTGCACTTTAGCCGGCAATAGTTTTGAAATGCTTAAACAGTTTTACATTCAATGGTATGAAATGGCTGATGGCAACTAAAGCTGAGAAAGATGTATATGCTAAATTGGCACGATATGGCTGCGTTTTATGCAAACAAACGGGAATTCGTGAACTTGAGGATTCCCCTACCGAAATGCACCATATTAGAAGATATGGCGGAAAAAGAAGCTTTGCTCCTGTTATACCCTTATGCGCCATTCATCACAGACTTGGAGATTCCAGTATTCATGCACTTGGACATAAAGGATTTGAAAAGTATTGGGGTTTCTCTGAAGAAGATTTGTTAGAAAGAATGAATGAAATATGCTAAACGAGTAGACGAAAATCAAAACCTTATAAAACATTCATTTATTGCTTTAGGAGCTTCTGTTCTTAATTTATCAAGGGTTGGACAAGGTTGCCCAGACCTTTTAATTGGATATAAGGGTAAATCTGTACTGGTTGAAGTAAAATCGGCAAAAGGCACTTTTACAGAACCTCAAATCAAGTTTATGAAAAATTGGCGTGGTGGAGCAGTAAGTCGTATAGATTCAGTAGATGCAGCAATAAGATTAATTAAGATGCTTGACATTCAAGAATAGACATTTAAAATCAAAGAACTGCAATATTGCAGACTTTTTAGCTAAAAGGATTAAAGATGGCAAACCCAAATAGTACGGCTGGTATTCCAGCAAAAGGTGTAGTAGTTCCTAAAGGCGCAAGCAAGGCAGATATGTCTGGTGAGCGTATGGAAAAATCCCATCGTGGCGGTGTTGCTATGGGTAAAGAAGATGCTATTGGCTCTGACAAAGAATTTAATACTGGCCGTACAGCCGGTGTATGTTACGACCACAAGCGTACTTCTTATGCCAAAGAAGATAAGTACGAAAAAAAGAATTAATTAAGCGAAAACCCCAATAGTGAAGGCTACTGGGGTTTTCTAACCAAACTAGAATCGGAGACTAGATGGCTGATGTTAAGAATAGTGATTCATGTAAATCATGTCTATTTTTCTTTTCTGGAGACAGAATGGGAATATGCAAGCGTTATCCACAAAATGTCAATAAATCCAATGAAGATTGGTGTGGAGAATGGCAATATCCACAAAGTAAAGCATTAGAAATAATGACTGATACTCTTTCTGCTGTTGAATCTTCCTATGTAAAACCCATTAAAAAGCGGGGAAGGCCAGCAAAAAAATGAAATTAAAGCCACTTTTAGACAAAATTGTCGTTAAACCAGATGTTAGAGAGCTTTCTAGCATTATTTACGTTAATAACAAAGAAGTAGAGAATATGGGTACAGTTGTTGCTGTAGGCCCAGGCAAAAAATTATCCAATGGTCGCAGAGAAGATATGCCAGTCGAAGTAGGCGCAAGGATTCGATTTGGCACTATGAACGATGATACTGGCGAAGAATATCTAAAATACTTCCCTTATATTGAAGATGGGGTTAAATACCTTGTAATGTCATGGATGGATGTGTGTTTTA